TAATCCACTCACGAAACTCGGGACTATTTAACTCCGCTTCATTCGCTGTCCAAGCTTTAAACGAATCCCCTGCCATGTTCAACCAATCGGTTTTACCTTGTGCTATAGCCGCATCTTGCTGGCGATTTATTACATTATTCGTAAACTCGTTCCCAATCGCATCTAACATTGGAGCAACAGACTCCTTAGCGTATTGACTATCAACACCTTGTAAAAACTCAGCAATGCGTTGCTGTGCTAATTCTGTTGGGTTATCCGTTTGTAACGCTTCTGGGTCTGTTAATAAATTGTTTCTAAATTCTTTAGCTTGTACCTTTGCTCTAGCCGCTCTAATCCCTAATAAAAACTCAGGATCAGAACGCTCGTCAATAACGCCTTGTTCGCGTAACTTACGAAGTTCTTGCTTTGTTTTATCGCGTTGTGCCTCGAGCGTTGCCATCGCTTTCTCGGGAGATTCCATCGCAAACAATTCGCCTTGTTCGCGTTGATATTCGCGTTCTGCTTTTTGGATGGCTCCGTATTGTTGAAGGATAGGATTAACCTTAGATAAAGCATCCGCTAAATCCATCAGCTTATTACGACCTGCCTGTTGTACAGCTACCGTGTATTGACCGCCACTTCTAATTGTAGGCTGAAGCTTTGGAGCGTCCGGTAGATCCGCAACTTGAACGCGTTTATTACGCGATGCTTTAACTAGGTCGTCTAAAGAAGCCATAATATTATCTAGCCTGTGGAAGTCTTGTTCTGTTGTAGTTGTTGACCCGTAGCGTAAGCCGACGCAGCATTTAGTGCGGTAGAAGCGACAGCCGTCAAGAAGCTTGGTTTATTGATAGGACGATTAATATCTATCTGACGCATCTGTGTACGGTAACCAGCGTCCGTTAAAGCGAGTCCTGTCTGTACATCCTGTAGTTCCCGTTGGCGACTAATACCGATTCTATACGCCGCTTCCTGGCGAGTGTAATCGTCAAGTAAAGCTTCGACAGACGCTCCGCTTACTCCTGCTTCCCCGGCACTTGTACGGGCTTTAGCGAGTGCTTCACGACTCTTTAACGAAACATCTGCCAATTCCCTGTTAGCCGCTTCTTGTTCCTGTGCTTGACGAATCCGTATAGCCGACTGTTCCTGCATCGCCCGTTGCCGTTCCATCTCCGCCGCTCTCGCCTGATAACGAGCTTGCTGACGAGCCATACGGCGTTGACCGATGTACTGAGCTCCGCCTGAAACGACGGCTAATGTTGTCAATGTTACAGGATCACACATAACGATTATTTCTTATGAAAGGTAAATTGTTTATAACCTTCTACATCGCAGCCGTTAAACGACGCACCTAGCCATTTTAGCCAGCGTATAGATAGTTTATTGTCTTCCATAATATAATTAGTTAACACTTCATATTTATCATTAAATAGACGACTTAGCCACTCTTTTGATTGCTCGATAAAAGTGCGTTTAATTAAATGCATACGATGAGTGCCTAATAACCAGGGAACGCCCATGCCTTCAATCGTAGAACTAGCGACTCCAAACGAGCCTATCATGCGATAATCACGCGTCAATATCGTCCATGGTCTCTCAGTTACTTTGTAAGATTCAACGAGTGCTAAACGCGGATGATTACCCAGTCCTATTATCTCCAGCATATCTATCGTTCTCATATCAGCGTACAAAGCATCTGCGTCATAATCGCCGTTTGCTGGCTCAACAATGCAATCTTTGTAAGTATAGTATTCATTATCCATATCGTTTTGAACGGGAATGAACGAAGTTCTCAAACTCTGCCGACAATAGCTTCATAGGTAATGCAGATGTAGATGTTAGTTTTATTTCCACCTCGTCATGACGCGCTTGTATAGGGAACCTAAACGATCCACTATCAAGTACAAGCGAGCCAATAACCGCGTCTGCTCCAAGAGTAGTAGGATTAAAAGCATAGCTATAAGTATCACGATAAAGTGGCGTTACTTCCACCGTAAAGTGTCCTGTGTCTGAATAGTCAATAGCTCCGTTTCTTAGTAGTTGTTTCGTGAAGTTACTAGATGATCGCCCTCCACGCTCGGTTGGTTGTTTTAAAGTTTGTATGGAGAAGGTGTAAGACATCTCGTATTCAAAGCCAACAAAAAACGGTTTATCCGTAACATCGTATCTAACCGTAAATGAGGTCGCACTAAGACGCGTTATAGGGAAACGTCTCCCTGTCTTTGTATAAACGACCGCACCTTCAGGATCGTAAGGCATTCCGGTTATAGTCGTCGTTCTAGTAATAGGATCATACGGCGACAGGGTAATTCCGCTATAAGTGTTGTCTATGCGTCGATCCAAATGTAAAGCGTAGTCATAGCCTGGATCTTTATGACCCGACTCCATCGCCATCTTTTCGAGATAACCGTCTTTTGTAACGATGAATAAATCGGAGTCAATAAAGCCCATGCCGACAATCTCTTTATCAAAATCAAAACGCATCCAAGCCGATTGTATCTTCTCCTTATTACTCCAATAATATTTATATACAAAGAGTTTGGATAGGTCGTCATCAGACGACGCTACAATGACATTCTCACTGGCACTACCCGAAAGACTTCTAAGGTTACCTTGTAAGAAGGTTGGTACTTGCTGCGTTATTTCCGCCGCGTCAAACACTTGACTGTCTTGATCAACAAAGAACTCGTAGATACCCTCGTAAGAATCGCGTTGGAAACTGAAGTAAACATAGTTAGTAAGCGATAGGGGGCGCACTTGTGAGCTGACATTATACTCCGTAATAGGCGAGATGTTAACCGTCTTAGCAGTCAGCAGATCCGACCCTCTCAATACAAACTGCGATTGTGGTGAGAACAGGATTAACTTCTCTTGAAACGCCGATGCATGAGTCAGTTTAGATACCTTTGTATGCGCGACTCCAACGTCGATAGGAGCGGAGTCTAAAAGCGATAGAGTTGTGGTCCGAAAGAAGTTAAAGTATTCATCTGCTTCCGAAAATAAAACCGCTGTGTCTGTCAATATTCCTAAACGGTTCTTAAAGAAGAATAGATCATTTATCTTTTTAGGAATCAAAGGATCGGTAGTAACAAACGATGGTAAAGGATTCGTGTCATCATCGCCTACTAATCGACCTGTCCAAGAAGCTACATCTATTTGATAGGAAATAATTACACCATTAGCGTCCAAGGTAGGTACGATTTGAATCGGCATGGTTGTGTTGTCCAGCGTCGTTTTAACACCGTATCCGACATCCTCTTCCCATGAGCCTTCACCAAAATGATCGTCAACATCCTTATTATCCTTCGTTACAAACTTAACATAGTAGTCATCTTGAACGAGTTCTACATCACCCTTGATCTTTACTTTAAACCCGTTAAAGCATTTTTGAGGAAGCTCGGCTATGCTCGATACCTCTTTATAAATAACGCCTAAAGCTTGATCAGATAAACCGTCGGTTACACTAATGTTAAAATCGGTGGTAGCGTGGCTAACTTTCAGTAAATTACCGCGTACCACTACGTGTTGAGAAATACTGCCTAATCGGACATTACCTGTAGCTGCCGCACCCGTTCCGCCTCCACCAGTAAATGTTAACGCGATTGTAGCGGTGGAGTAACCTGATCCTGCTTTCGTTATGACTACTTCACTGACCACTCCTCCATTTAAACTTGCGTAACCTTCGGCACGTACACCTCCGCCTCCTGGATTAGGAAAAGTCACAACAGGCGGCGAAGTATAGCCGCTACCTCCGTTTGTTACAGTGACGCTTGCAACGGCTCCTAGGGTTTCTAAAGTAACATCCAATTGAGAAGCGATATATTCAGTATCTGCGGCGCTACCATCCGCAGCACTGCCTCCTGTTGAATCTGTACCTGAGCCCGTGCCATCACCACTTCGATAAGTAAACTTTTCGTCATCAATAAAAATATTATATTCTTTACTGTAATCACCGAGTTTAACGAAAACTAAAGCTTCGTATTCTAATGCGTCAGAAACGTCGCTTGTCATCTCTATTGCTTTATTCGTATTAGCAACGAAGGTATAATCCGCTACAGTCAACGCTCTAAGCTGAGACAACGGGGAAGTAATACTATTTAAATACGGCTGGGCGGATACGCTTACATTCGTAGTAATCGCGTTACCTGTAGTTACATCCACGATATTAACGCTCGTTGTACCGCCGTTGTGGTTGAAGATCATCGCGTGTTTATTCTGAGGATCACGATCAACGAAATGTATAAGAGCGTCGTCTTCAAGCGTCGTACCTAACCCCTTTATCAACTCGCGATGTGGGCGTTTATTAAGGCCGTCCACTACCGAACTAAAGGCGTTTATTTGTTCTTCGGCTTGACCAGGGTAGCGAAGGTTATCAGGCTGTTGTGAAACGCCTTGTACAAGATTCGGTACAGATGTGGATATTAAAGGCATTAGCGATCAAGTACGCGTTTAACATCATAGTTATCAAAGATCGTTCTATCGGCGTTCTCGCTGTCGCTATCAACCGCTAAAGCTTTGGCTATAATCTCATCGCGTAAAGTAAAACCTTCGATCTCCTGTGCGCCTAAATAACGATTGGCAAACTTACGGGAAGACCTTGTAATGATATATGTTCTAAATTGTTGGGGCAGTTCTTCGAACTCTAATTCAAAAGTGATAGAGACATCGAGATCGCTAGTAAAAGTATAACGATGATTCTTGCGATCATATAGCTTAGTGCCTCTTTGGACGACATCTATATCGGTGTATTTATTAACCTCAGTATCGACCTTTAATGTATTGTTTGGGAGATTGATTTTATTCTCAGCCGTGCGTACAAGAGGATATTCATGTTCCGTGTTGTAGTGCCAGCCTTCCGACTGTATCTCCCGGCTGACTTCATCAAGCACATTTAAAGCTGTAACGACAGAAA